CTATTATTGTCGTTTGGCATCTATACTCCTTACTAAACCAACGACTGGGTAACCGGAACTTTGACGACTTCGATCTGCACCCACTCAGCCATCGTTGCCATACGAACGCTAACAACAGCGTGAAGCTCGTTGTTAGCAATAGTCTGCAACGTATTCACGGCAGGGCCAGTATCGACATTGAACGCCTCGGGCGGAGTAGCTCCAAAGAGCTGACGACCTCTAAAGAAGTCCATCATGACTCCAACACACGAGGTGTGGAACTCGTTGACAGTAGAACCGTCCTGTCCATCAATCTCCTCGAACAGGAAGTTCTGTGCAACTTGATCGAGTTGGGCTGCAATCGCCATGAACAAACGAGCGTTGCCGAAATCAACCCAATTCTGATCGGTGCTAGTGGAACGCCAACCAAATACCTGAATCGAACCCTGGTATCTACGGATGACATTAACGCCACCAGCATTGAGAGTCGTGACGTTTAGATCAGTCCATGCAGCCTGCGAAAGATCGTATGCGTAACGACTTACACCAAAACGCCCAGCTGCCGGATGATTAGCTCCAAGAGCAGGATCATTCCGGCCACATAGACCACAGATAAGAGCGCTAGGAGGTACAACCCTAAACGTTCCACTGACGACCCCCGGTACGGTTAGCCACGGTGCAAACCCTGATGCTGCTCTATCACGTGCCGCTGCTGCACTTGCCAGCAACGTACCAGTGAGAACAGAATCTGGATAATCGAGAACTGCAACACGATTGTTGGATTGCTCGTGAGCAATTAGTTGACTATGTGCAGTATCACTTGTGCGTCCAGGAGCGACGACCTGTCCAGGCCCCAAATCCTTGCTGAATAGTGCTAGAGCTGTTGCCCACTGAGTATCAGTAACGCTAGCGCGATCATCATTACCAGCAGACAGAGCAGTAGCAGCCAATACAGCGGGGTCGTTAGCAGACGCTCCCAAAACGAGCCTGATGTATCTGGAAAATTGCGACCATTGAACCGCTGCCGGAGTATCGACAAGATCGCCCGAATCTTCCAGTACGTTGTTGGATGCATCGAGTACCCTAACTACGAAAGTACCGCTACCAACACCAGCGGCTACCTGAACCTTGTAACTTGACGACCAAGCTCCAGGCCCGTTGGCATTAGCAACTAGGGAGATTGCTGCACCAGCATCCAACAGGTTCAACGTACCTGTGGTTGCACCAGGCCCAACAACACGACTGATGTAAGCGACGTTTCCACCCTCGCGGAAGTAAACATCGAGCCAATCATAGAGAATAGAGTAAGTCTGACGATCACCGAAGATCGTAACAAACTCCTGCATACTATGAATGGCGGTAGGAACCAATGGCCCACGATCAGTCAATCCAGCGACGAATGCAACTCCCGTATCAGTGGGTACACTGATACTACTTTGCGTCGTCCTCAGAGTGACAACTGAGCCAGGTCTGTTGATTACTGCCATTACTTATCTCCCCCTGTAGCTGGGGCTTTCTTCTGGTCACTAAGACCCATGAGTGTGCCGTTGTCAAGCATCTCCTGGTATCTGCCGTTCTTGATATCTTCGTCCTCGAGATCGACGTAATCACCAGGAGCTGCCATGATTACCTTTTCACCCGACTGAAAATCCTGCGGGTGAAATCCTGTGTATCTATATTTCGTCACGTTGCAGTTCCACCTCTACTTTTTCAGCGACGCCGTAGATGTGTGCAGGATCTTGCGGGCCTCTTGCGAACTGAACCACGTTGTTCACTCCAACTGAGAACCATTCAGCAACACCCCTGAACTTCTGATTCTCTGATGCTGTTGGTACAACGTCGAAGCTTTCGTCAATCCACTCTGTATGATCCGACGCTCCTAGAATGCCAGGATGATGTAGAACAATCATCTTGACAGCAGCGCCATACAGCGTAGATAGGGTGTAAGCTTCTAGTTCACTTTCAGCTACTACAACAACACCAACTCCCATACGATAGCTGGCTCTGTAGATGCCTCTACCGTCTTTGGTTGGAGCATCTGTGAGTCCCGTGACAAGCACTACCACTCTCGGCAATGATTCACCAGGGACGCCTTCGATAGCTGTTCTGCTGTTGTAGTTGTCAGGTACTTTTAGGGTACCTTTCTTGACTCCTGTGCGTTCTTCGAGTTTTTGTAGATACGTAGGGAACCACTTTTGCAACAGAGCGCTAGACTTGCCAATCAAATCAGAGGGTAGGAAGAATTCACCAAACGGGTCTGGTGTATCAAAACCCCCCACAGGGCTGGCTTCGCTCAAATCTTCAAACCATCCATGAGGAATTCAGCGATCCAACGATTCCATCTTGCATGGTCGAATCTAGCGAACTTGATTACTGGACGCTTAGGTAGACCACCAGCACCCACTGTGTGAATGTATGCGAACGGATCACTCGATCCGAATATCACATCATGAGTACCGATTTCCAAGATGTTGTTCCTGTGGCCTGGTTCTGTGAGACTGGCCTTGAGTTCACCAGTCTGCACAAGAATCTCAGAGCTACCCTTCTTCTTGATCGTACTGTCTGCGAGCTTTTTCCACGAACCACCACCACGCCTACCACCAGAATGGAACACTGATTCCTCAATCTCAAACATGTTGCTTGCGATGCGTGTCATCACAGGCAACATATCATTAGCTCTTAGAGCATGTGATTCCAGACGTTTCGCTACGCCCTCGGCAGTACCGTGGTCACTGATGGAGAACATCATTCCGCTCACAGATTCATACCTAACGTGAATGCTCTGTCTGTAGCATCAGTGGGGAAGAAGTCATCCGCAGTCAAGCTGTCAGATGGAACGACATCAATGCCTGGGATGACAACCGTCCCGTCGATGATCTTACTCAACTCCAACATTGCACGATCATACAGCCGTTGAGGATAGCTGTCGTCGTCAATGATGTTGTTGGTCTTTGACCATTCGTTGTAGTAATGCTGGGCAGCTATGAGCATTCCAGCAATCTCTCTGACACTATCAGGCGTGGATTCAGGAGAGCGCCAGCCCTGGATGATTACGTTGTCCAGCACTTGATACAGATTGCCACGAAGAATTCTCGCAACACCAATCTGTAGCAGAGCCGTGTTCTCATCCGTGGCTGGCGCTACTGCCTGATCCAGATACCTGTTGATATCATCGAGATTAGCTAGTATTTCCATAGCTACTTCCGCTTTGCTTTTGATGCCTGAATAGCCCTGCCCTGTTTGGCGGCCTTGGACTTTGCGCCCTTACCACGGTAGACCTTACCTTTACTACCGTAGCGGTATCCGCCTTTTGCTTTACGAACGGGCATGACTACTTATCTGACTGGGCCTTAGCCTCAGTCTCCTTCTGTGGAGTTGTTGTTGCTTGCGCCGCCTCTGGCGCAAGATTGTCTCCTGCCTCAATTGCTGAGACTTCATCTTCGGTTGGAACCTTCGCAGTTCCATACTGGAAATCTGTGAAGTCTTCCTGTTCCGCCATTGCAGCAATGCGTGCCTTAGCGTACTCCACAGGACTACCGCCCCAATTACCCATATCTGGATATGGTGTAGTCCTAATAGCGCCGGCATCACACATAGCCACCCAATCAGGATCATCCGTTCCTTCGTATCCCAAATCCCCAGGAGAAATCTCATCTCCTGGCTTAAAGGTTTTAGAAGGCTTGTTTGAGACTGTCTTACCGGGTTCACCTGGTTCGTGGACGTGAAAGTTCGACCATGCATAGAAAGTATCCGTCATTTCTTATGCCCCTTTTACCAAGCACCAGCAGAGAATGCGGTGGTGATGAGGTAACCAGCAACAGACGACGTGATCTTCAAGTCCCACTTGAACGAAGAACGAACGAGGTCTGCCTTGCGATTCTCCTCACGCCAACGATCAGTCGGGCGAACAGAACCATCGGGATAAATCTGCGCAAAAGTCTTACCAAACGTCTTCTGACGCAGACCAGGAGTAGGATCGACAATGCCGAGCCAAACATCCTTGCCCCAAAGATCAGTAAACGACTCAGCTGCGTCAATGTTGTCAGCAGCGTTGTAACCGGACTGTGCTGTGAGAATCTTGCCCTCGAAGCCAAAGAGCTGGCGGAATGCGTCATCGTTGGTAAGAGCGAAGTGCTCAAACCTACGAACAACACGAGGATGATTCTCGATGAAGTCAAGACCGAGTGTAGGAACAACGAGCGTGTTCGGCCTACGACGAGTCTGATTCCAAATTGCGTTGGATGCAGCACGAAGAATACCAACAGGATCAGACACGATGGAATAAGAATCACCAGCAGTTACGAAGGTGTAGTTATCCCACTGTTGTGCACCAGCAAGAGTGATCTTGTTAGATGCAGGGTACTGTGCAGGGTTGCGGATGAGGTTCGCAACCTGCTTCTCATGGTCGAGAAGCAGAGCACCAGTAACGAGATTGGTAGCATCTTCCTCAGGATCAATCTGGAGAGGGCCACCAAATGCGGGATCAGCAAGCCCACCAAGAGAGTTAAGCTGCTGACGCTCCTCATCAAGGATTGGAGACTGAAGCGAATGCTCGTGAGTTGCAAAGACGTCACTAGACCACTTTGCGCCTGCGATCTCATTCGCAACAGTTCCAGGTGCGCGACGTGACTCATAGACGAGCCACGAAGAACGATCAAACACGAGGTACTTACCACTCTGTGTTCTGATCGGAGTCTCGGGCATGATCTGGCGCCCGATTAGTTCCTGATCCTCAAATCCTACACTGAAACCAGTGAGGACGGGATCGACATAAAGTTGACCAGGATCGTACATACTCTATGCCTTTGCTCTAGTAGGTACGATGAGCATGGCAATACGATCGCCTGCGGCGGCAGAAGGATCACCGACACACTTACCAACGACCGTCTTACCAGATGCGCCAACCAGAGGGGAGACACGACCATCTGCCTCAAGTGTGCACCACGTACCAAGAGTGATGGCAGCGCTGCACTCAACCTCCGTGACGCCGATCATGCGAACACTTGCATCCTTACCGTCTGCAAGCTCACCAGCCGTGATGCCGTACTGCACAACACCGGCAATGTCATCAGTGTTCGCTGTGACGGGGCTAACCTGTTCGGGGTTAGTACCGTACTTCACACAGCGATACTTTGTAAGGGCAGCGGTTGCAAGATAGCCCTTATCGAGTACGAAGTTTCCCCATGCCATTTACATTACCTCACTTGACAGGGACGGCGGTCTTGTACGCTCTAGCAAGATCAGGATACCGCTTGGTAGCCTCAGCGATTGCATCCTTGTAAGACAGGTTGTCACTCCGCTGAATTTCCTGAATCTTTGTAGAGAACTGAGTACGAACATTCTGGATATCTTCGATGCTACCAGAATTGGAGAACACTTCCGAAGTCTCAGTATCAACTTCGGGCATCCTACTCGAACCAGTCTCAGAATAATCAACAACTCCACCCTGAG